GTTACCATCACTACGTGGTTTAAGGAATGCGTCACTATCTTCAAGAACCATGATGCTTTCATCACCTTCAATAAAGCGAGCAAAGAAACCATCCTTGTCAAGAATATTTCCATCGTAAGAAACAATCGCAGATGAGTTTGTGTGTGCAAGTAGACCACGGATAAATGTAGTCTTACCAGTTCCAGGTGGACCAATCAACAGCAGAATATTTGCTGACGATTCCATATAACGATCGTAGTAGTCTCCAAGAGGTTCACCATTAAGGAAAGGATACATCTCATCAACTGGAAGACGATCGCGATTCAATGGAACATTGACAGACTGACCATCGCTACCGTATACCCATTCAATGTGGCAAGTAACAAGATCGAATTTTGATTCAACCAAAGCAACAATTGAATCAGCAAAGTCAACATCACCAAAAGCACGAACATGCGTTGTGTTACTATTAACATCGAACTTGATATAGTTATTAGTATCACGCTCAATGATAAACCCATTAGAAGAATTACCTTGGACGTGTAGGTCGTTCTTAAAAGTTTCTTCAGCCCATTCAGCCCAGTGTTCACGATTGCAAAGAACATTAGTATCGCGATGAACAGTGCGTTCTCCTGCTTCAACACGACGCTTCAGAATCTCTGAAGTAATTAGATCATCAAAGTCTGTAACACCTAAAAAGATTTTTTCGTTTGTTGTTTCGTTCATAATTTTATTCAAAGGTAAAACATTATCAGCAGCTTCCCAAGCATAACTCTTAAGAGTTCTAGCGATTCTTCTATTTCTTTTCCTGCGACTCGGGCGTATCGGTGGGTAGTTCCGATGACTCACACTCACTCCCGCTGACAAACTCTTTATCCAATCCTGTATCGATCGTGTCATCTATCACCTCATCTATAAATGCATTCAATGTATTTTCCATTTTCTTCTTGGCAGCTTTTTCTTTTTTCCTACCAATAAAATCATCGAATGTATTATTCTGTTGCATAAACTCAAGATAAGCATTATGGAATTCACCAGTCTCATCTTGCTCTTGTAACTCAAACATTTCAAAGGGCATGTTCTGAATCAACTTACCTTTGATGTAAGATTGTTTCTTTTCTTTAGCAATGCGCCTTAGAAATGCATAGTAAATAATTTGTGTAAAATAAGCAAAAGGGTTACTTGACTTAGAAGGATCAAAGTTATCAATATACTGAATACAGTTTTCAATTCCATCAAGAATCATATCATCACGATACGAATAATTAATAAAGTTGGGTTTGTATGATAGATGCGTTGCGATCTTTAAAATACACTCACCGATATAATTGCTAATCACTGGCTTTGGTAAACCATTCTCTTCAGCATGTTTAACTTTTTCTTTCATCTCAACAATTGCTGCGAGAAAGTCTTTATTGTTTACGTAATGAGCCATAGCATTGATTGCTTCCTATAATTATCAACATACGATTATTATACATCATAAAAACAAAAAAGGCAAACTCATTTGACTACGCATCTTGCAGTCATTTAAATTTGCCTTGTGTGCCGAACACGTGTATAATAACCATGTCGGGTTTGATATTGAGTTAGTGTTTAGTATCGTTTCCTTCAATGAACCAACCTTCTGGTTCTGCTTTCTCTTCTCCAAGAACTTCCTCTAGTTCTTCTCCAAAGATATTCGCCAGCATCTTAATTCTCTTTCTGGCTTCTTCTGCAGTAATTCTTTCTGCTTCTTGGACTTCCCCCTCTGCACTATGTTGCATAACAATTTTTTGATAGTGGGGAATCATAATCTCTTTCATTCGCTTAACAAAGATGATATTCTTTTTATCTATATCAAAAACATTATCATCAGTAAATTGACAATAAGGGTGAGCAGTTATATGCTCTTTGCCTTCATTTATAATTGGTATTGTTTTAATTATCATTGGATCTAAGATTTGCATGTGAGTTGCATCTTCTTGCTCCAACACACACATAAGTTGTTCACCAGTAGTAAGTTTCATAATAATGTAAGATTCGTTACCAGTTAACATAAGTCTACCTCAACCAGTTTAATTTTAAATTCTTCTTCAGCATAAGTTTTATATCGCTCAGCTGCATGATTTAAAGTATGATTCTTCCATGATTTCCAATGCAGGTCATCAGCGAGGTCAAATAGATTACAAGTAGTTTTACCATCTTTCAAACGCAACCCACGACCAATACTTTGTAAGTTACGAATTTTACTTTTAGATGGTGACGCAAAAATAACATTCTCTAAAGAAGGAATATTAATACCAGTAGAGAAAGTTCCGAAAGAAGCAATAATAATAGCATCTGATTCGCCTTCAGTTATATGACGAATTGCTTCTCTATCTGTAGTCTCAGTTCCACCATAAACAAAGAAAACTTTTCTTTTGTCATGGACTTTGTTTTTAATAAGTTCGTAAAGAACTTTACCGTGCTTTTCAACGTATTGAAAAAGGACTAGCGTATTACCTTTAGAATTTACTGCCAAGTTTCGGATAAATTTATTTCTTGGTTCACAAGAAACTAGCCAATCCATTTCTTCTTGGTACGTTTTATTTTTACGCTCTTTACGAATTTCTTCATTATACTTTAATAGTACACACATTATATTTAGTTCAGCAAGTTTCCCACTATCCATTAACTTCTTAGTGGTAGTAACTCTATGCACTGGACCAAACATACCCTCAAGCACTAATTTATGGATCTTCTTATTATCTAGTGTTCCCGTAGTACCAATGCGGTAGCGGATCTTATCCATCTTTTCCATAACTGTGGTAAGAGACTTTGCTTTAAATTGATGGGCTTCATCACCAAAGACAACATTGAATTGAGCAAACCAAGATTTAGGTTGTAGATAAACCGACTGCCAAGTTGTAATTAAAACTTCTTTGGTAAAGTCTTTAGAGAATCCTGCATATAATTTTTGACAGTGTTCCTGTGTTGACCAACCATTTACCTTTGAGTAATCTTCAAAGTCAGTATATAGTTGTTCAACCAGTGAAGTTGTTGGTACTATAATAATACATTTACGACCTTCGCTTAAATGCCAACGCATAATAGAATAAATGATAAATGACTTACCAGAAGCAGTTGGTGATAATAAAAGTGTGCGTTCTTTAGATAAAGCAGTTGTCATTGCTTCTATTTGATAATCGCGAATCTCAATTTTTTCTGGTAACTCTAATACCTTTACAAACTCTTCTAAATCAGAAGTTGTTAAAACATTAATATTTGATACCGTATTTACATATTCAACAGCATAACCATTAGTTGTTGCGAAATGTTCAACGTAAGAAACTAAACCAAGATAAAGTGTTTTACGTATACCATCGTATAAGCGAACCTTACCATCCCAAAGACGTGCTCTAAACTGAGGTGTAAACCTAGCACCTGGATATTCATATGTGAAGAAGTCTACTAATTCTTGTTCAACGCTCGGGTCAGAAAATACACGAACATAAACCTCATCAAGTTTTTCAATCTTTATAATCATTACATTCCAGCGAGGAACTTCTTCCATTCAACAGCAGTTTTAATTTGCCAGTCTCTTGCTTTAATTTGACCAAGAACTGACTCAAGGAAATATATCATTGTTTCCAGATAATCAATTTTTATCTTCAGGGTATTTAGTTCAGTGTCGCCCTGTAGAAATTCATCCATCTCATTCTTAAGTGGTTTGACACCTTGCCACTGTTCCCATCCAAGTTGTGTTAATTCGTCTCGTGATAGTTCACCACGATATAAACGGAATTTATTTTTACGGAGGATGTTACAGTCAGAACTTAATTTAGTATGTTTAAGTTTGACATTGACAAGTAGTTTTAAATACTTAGCGTGGAGTTTTGGAGTAGCGGTAGTTGTTTCACCAAGATAGTTATCATCTATTTGGCAATCAACATCCCACATATCCTGCAATTGTTCTATATTCATAATAACCTCAAAATAACATTATACTACAAATCTGCAAAAAAGTCAAATTAATTATGCAAACTTGTAGTGTCCAAATTTAAATGTAGCACTACCGATTAGATAAGAAACATCATTGTTGGTAGAAGCAAAGGTAAGAGTTTCTAAGGAAGTTGGGAATAGATCATAAAATGTAACACTTCTAATAGGGTTGTTATTAGAATCAAGAATTTGCAATACACCATCAGAATAGTTTTTTGCTAACTCACCATATTGAACAGCATCACCTGCAAGCAAAGTTGTATATTGCTGATATGATTCAGGGAAACCTAAAGCAACAATCCAATTATAGATTATGTTATAGTTTAACATATACTCATCTATAATAAATTGAACTGTAAGAGGTTCATACGACAGCGTATCTCCAGGCAATGGTTGCGTAGAGAAAGGTGTTGAAAAACTTGGATCGCCTAATGTAATGCCAGGTAGACTTGCTTGCTGACAAAAGAATGTAACATTTGGAACTTTAGATATACTAAAGTTAAAGCCATTTGGCGATAGAGGATTTAATCCAGCTGGAATAGAGATAGTCATATTATTATTTAGGATGAAAAAAGGGCACCGAAGTGCCCTTTGAAATACCTATCTTACGTAGGTTTCTAACTATTACATCAAGTTAGTAACTTTAACACGACGATAGTAGTAGTTTTCGTTAGCAGTTAGACCACCAGTACCATCCAATGAAACGAATGGGTTAGCAACCATACCATAACGAGTCTTGAAACCAATCTTTGGTTGGAAGCTGTTAGGATCAACAGCACGAACCATTTGTAGAGGTACGTATGGGCAGTAGAACAAACCAGCGTCAAAAGCTGATTGACCTTTGTAACCAACTACGAAGAATTGGTTAGCAGACACGTTTGCAGAATATGGATCAACATAAACTTTATACTTGCCATTTAGAACACCAGCGAAAGTAGTGCTTGTATCATCAACAGTTAGATTGTTCTTTCCAGATAGACCAGATTGATAATCCAACACACCAGCCATTGCTAGAGCAGAAGCAACGTCAGCTGAAGTGATGATAAAGTTACCACGACCACGACGAGTTTGTTGACCGATAGCATTGGCTTCACGTTCGATTTGGAACATTAGACCTTTGAATTTCTCAACAGACCAACGACCATTAGAGTCAACGTCTAGGTCAAAAGTACCAGCAGTAGCAGTACCAACTTGAGCACCTGGTTTAGCAGTAGTGTAAACTGTACGAACAACTTCACGGTTGATCTCAGCAAGAATCTCAGTAGAGAGAATGTTGCTTAGTTCGCCTTCAGCGTCAAGACCATGAACAGCCTTCAAGTCTTGTGCTAGTTCAACTGAGTATTCAGCTTTTAGAGCACGAGTCTTAGCAGTTACGCTAGTCTTTTCGATTGAGAAAGCCATTTGACCGAAAGATCCGTCACCAGATCCACCTTGGCCAAGACGTTCAGCAGAAGCAGTAGTAATACCAGTACCAGTAGTTACGTCACCACCAGCAACAGTACCACCTTGAGTACCAGTACCAGCTTTAGTAGTATCAGCTTCGTTGAACAACGCTTCAGTACCACCTTGAGTAGCATAGCGTGATTTCATTGCGAAAATCAAGCCAGTAGGTTGAGTCATTGGTTGAACACCAGCGATATCATAAGCGATAAGTTGTGGCATTGCACGACGAACCAATGAGATCAATACTGGGTCAAACTTAGCGATACCGCCAGTGTCACTATAAGAGCCAACAGCGTTAGTAGGAGCAGCTTCGAAAAGTGCTTCTTGTTGTTTGCCCATTTCGCGTTCTTGGTTTTCTAGAAGAACGGCAGTTACTTCACGCTTGTATGCGCTGTCGATTGGAGCAGAGCCTTCGTGATTTAACACTGGTGCCCATTTTTCCATTAATTGTTTGCGATCCATTTTGGATTTCCTTTTAAAAATTTATTTGTTGTTGAGTACTGATAGGTATGCAGACATTTTAGCATCTACAACTTTTGATCCAGATTCAGTGATAACTTCAACTGGAGTATCAGTTACAACAGATGTTACACCTGATGTAGTTTTAGTAGTGAAATAAGATTCACGTAAAGTCTTGACTTTAGTTTCATAAGTTTCAGCGTCTTCGAAAGCAACTTCAGCAACTAGATCAGCAAACTTTTCAGCTTCTGTATCAGTCAAACCTTCGCTAACTGTCTTAACAACTTCGCTTCGTTTTGCTTCATTGATAGATTTTGTCAATTCAATGTTAGCAGCAACTTGTTCATCAATCTTAGATTTAAGTGCACTGATCTGGTCTTCCATGTCGCCAAGTAGGTCATACTTTTCTTCAGGAACATCAATATAGTGTTCTTCGAATAGTCCTTTCAGACCATCAACGAAACTTTCTAAAATGTCAGACTTAATACCACGCTCAAGGGCAATTTCATTCTGTGTCATCCACTGCTCAGCAATATAGCCGAGGTATCCATCAACTTGCTCAACAATACCCTCAATTTCTTCAGCAACAGTAGTAGCTACTTTTGCTTCGAACTCTTCTTCTAAACGTGCAACTTCAGCAGTTACACGGGACATAACTGCAGATTCAAAAATCGTAGCAGCTTTAGTCTTGAATTCTTCTGAAAGTTCATCAGTGCCAAACATAGCATCTAGATCTTCTTTCATGCCCTTAACAGCGTTACCTTGACGAACTGGAGTCTGGTCACCATTGTGTGGGTTCATAGAACCATTAGGTGCTTGCTCAGCGTCTTTTTCTTTATCTACGTTGTTACGTGCATTGTCTGGATTTGGTGTTTCGCCACCATTTGGTACAGCGTTACCTTGGCGGATTGGTTCTTTGTCGCCACCTGCAGAATTTGCAGTAACGTCTTTTTTACCTGTTTCAGCGCCAGCCAATTTGGCTTCGTCTAATTGCTTTGCTTTAGACTCTGCTAAAATTTCAGCGATTTTTTGTTCGATTGACATCTTTGTTCTCCTAACTGGATAGTTCTGTTATTTATTTATTAATTATCTGATTTTACTCAGAAAGTGTTGGAAAGCCTTAATCTTTGCTTCCTCTAGATTTCTAGAAGAAGTTTTCTTAATGAAAGATTTTACCTCTTCAATGTTTTGTTCCACAAACTTTCCATCAACAAATGTCCATTCCTTACCTTCCATAATGCCACGTACGTAAGCATCAGGGGCTGAAGGATCAGCAACGATATCAGCTGCAGTAGACAGCATGAAGTCGTCTTGAACAACTTGTACACCTTCGTTATTAGTCTTAAGTGAACCCATTGCTCTTGAAGAAACACCAAGGTTTGCGCCACCTTCTAAAAGACCTCTAGCGATTTGACCCATTGGAGTTTCTAAAATCTTGGCACGACCAATATAGTTCGTACCTTCTTTGCGTAAAGAAGTAATCATATGTGATACGCGATCAAGGTTAATACCTGGACCTTCTGGGTGACCAAGTTCACCATATGCGCGATTATTCTCTACAGCTTCTTTAATGTAACGACCAACTTCACGATCCATTGTACTTTCTTTATACATGCGACCATTGCGGTTAGTAATTTCTGATTGAAGGAAAACACCTTCAATAAAGTATTGCTTTGGTTTACCTAATTTCTCTTCAACGATTATGTTAGTAGTATCAAAGACTTCTCTAATTAGTTTCATAGTTAGACCTTATCTGGAGAACCACTCATAGTGGTAGAAGCACCAACACGAGTAACATCGTCGTAAGCACCGTAAGTAGCAGTTTCAACTTTAGTATCCCAACCAGCAACTTTACGTAGAACTAGATAACCAGTAACTGGTTTTGCCACATCATTAACTACAACGATATCTGATGTATTATTAGTATTGTCACTAAAACCATTTGCAGTAAAGTCATAGTACGGAGCATTCTCTGGAGCAACAGCAAGAATATTTTTACCACCACGAGTAATTCTTGTGCCTGCAGTTAACTGACCAGTACAGAAAAATCTAACAATATTTACTGCAGGAGTATCAGAATTACGAGCCTGTGTGCTAGCAGTTAAGTTAGCGATAGTAATTGTACCTGACTCAGCAGCAACAGTATCAAAGTGGATTACTGTTTCTTGGTTAGTATTTTTAACAGTTGTAAATAAGACAGCCATTTTTATTCCTCTATTTGTTCAAGCACATGAAAGAAGTTCTCTTTTGACTCTCTCATATACTCGACTATTTCTTTTTGATTATTCAATAACTTATTTAGGATATCTTGCGTATCTTCATTTATTGCAACAGTAGAGTTGTCTGCAAGAATATAATGCAATTTACCTTCAACGATTCTATCAAGTTTATTCAAAGAACGAATTTTATGAACGACTGGATCAACACTAAACATATTTGAAGAAGCAAGTTCTACGTATGATTCTATTAATGTATCAGTAACTTTAATATCGTGATGTTCTTTAATAATACTAGCCACTGTATGTTCTGAAATTTCTTGATAAGTATCTTTTGTTATTTTGCTGGCCAGTTGATGTGTATCGTAATCTTCTTTAATATATTTTCTTGCTTCTTCGATAGTCTTATGATTAGTATTTAAACCATTAATTAAAATCTTACCTTCGTCAGTCTTTTCGATTAACTGACGATAAGATCTAACACTTTCAACAATGTTAGATTTTTGAAGAGAAGATTTTAATTGGTAATACTTCATTCGGTTTCTATGACTGGTTCATCAACTATTTCTGGTTCTTTAAACATGCTTTGCGCAACAGCTGCGTGCATATCGTCTAAACGAGTTGCAATCTTTTCTGCCATAGCATCATTGAATGCTGACTCAATACCTGTAGCATCTTTATTAATAATCGCAGAAACTAAATCTAATGTACTCATAATATCTCCTTATTGACCAGCAGGTTTTGGTGCGTCAGCTACTGGAGCCTCAGCAGCCTGTGGTGCATTTGCTTGTAAAAAATTCTGTTGGGCAGCTTGGGTAACACCAGCAAGTTGTCCAGTACGTTCTGCGTCGCTCATATGGTATTCTTCATCTTGATCCATTTGACTTTGCATTTCTTCAATTTCATCCTCAGTCTGCATAAGAACATTCTTCTTAACCCAGTCCATTGAATAAAATTTACCAAGATATGGTTCAATTAATTGTAGGGCATTTAAACGACCCATTAAGACTTCATTATCTTTTAACTCAGCGTAATGATTATCAATTACGTAGTTATAACGAATGTCTTGTTTAATTAATTCCCAGTCCTCTGGGCGCATAATATTTTTAGCAATTAACTGAACACGCAATGCGTCAGTAAATATATGACTAAACTTTTGACGTAGTCTTACAATAAATTTATTAAACTTAACTTCATCGCGACTAATTTCTTGAGCACGACCAATACTAAAACCACCTTCTTGTTGAAGGCGACCAATTGGCACATTCAACGCACGATATAATTTTTGCTGGAAGTATTCGATGTCTTGAATTTCGCCAAGGTTTTGGCCACCTGGAAGAGTAGTAATTTCAGTACCCTTACCACCTTCACGACGTGGCATCCAGAAATCTTCCATCATTGACAAGTGGCGACGATCATCTCTGACCTCGCCTGTCGTTGCATCATAAACAATCTTGTTGCGGAACTTGTTCATGATATCATTGACGTATTGTTCTGCCTTAACCTTTGGCAAGTTACCTACGTCAACATAAAATATTCTACGCTCAGGCGCACGACTAATACGATAGATAACTAAACTATCTTCAATCATTTTTAACTGGTTTGTTGGCTTAATTGCTTTATGCAAATAAGACATCATCATACCAGAGTTAGCATCTAGGAAACCAGATGGAACATAAACAACAGAATCAAGCGAGAGTTTAACACCTTGAGTTGTTTGTTCAGTAATACCTTTGTCATTGTAAAGATAGTATTCTTGTACTTCTTTAACAACCTCAACACCTTGAGGAGTTCTTGACTTAATTACATTTTTAATCCTACGAATCTTACGTGGATCAATGTAACGTAACTCAACAATTCCTTGTTTTAAATTCTTTTCATCTAATAGAATATGAAAATATAAACGACCATCAACATACCAAGTTCTAAAGATCTCATGCCCACGTTCTTGGAATTTTAATAGTTTAACTATCTCATCAAATTCAACACGAATCTTTTTCTTAATAGTATCAGAAACATCAACATCATCTAAGTTGATGGTAACTGTTTGATCTTCTTCATCATAAACAATTGCTTCGCTAACAATATCTTCAATAGCACCATCACAATCACTATAAGTAGCTACTTCACGATAACGACGGATTAAGTCGTTTTCGTTTTTAATTACACCATCTAGATCCATGACCATACCGTAGTAACCACCAGCATTTACGCCAGTGTTTACTACAGTCGATCCATCTTGAGGATTAGGCGCAACAATACTGTCAATCGCACTATCCTTTTTCCTTAGGATTTCAAATCCAAATAATTGCATTATATAGTACCTTCTAGGTAATTAATATTATAGTGGGAAACTACCAACTGGAGTATCGATAGAAACATTAACTCCAAAGCCAGCAGCAGCACCAGTAGCAGATGTAAAGAAGTTGTATTGGAATTCAACATCAAACTGTTCAATAGCATTTTGTTGTTCATAGTCCAAACCAATTGCAGAAACAGTAGTTGGATAAGCATCAACAAACTTATAAGTCTTGATAATGCCACCGCTACGATCTAATTGGTGTACTTGTAAGTCAACTTGGTAATCTTCAGGATTAACACGACCAGAAGTAGTGTCATAGTTCTGAATACCAGATTGCCATTGTTCTAGTGCATTACGGATACCAAAAGTAGTATCATTGTAAATTGTCACAGTCCATGGTTGGAATGTACGCTCACCAGCAAAGTTAACTGGGCGACCACGATAGAGAACACCGATGTTCTCGATAGTAGAAGCAGGTAACTGAGCAGCTTTACACAAGAACTGTGCACGCTGACCAGCTACTGGACCAAGAGTAACGAAACTTGGGAAAGTTAATTCAACACGGAATTGATTTGGGCGAGCACCGCCACCCAACATCTGCGCTTTAAAATCAGCAATATTTGCCATTTATTTCTCCTTAGTTCTTTCTTTATTTATCTTGATTACGCACCAACTTCACTGAAGCTGATACCAGAACGAGCAGCAATAAAGTTTAGAGTAATAAAGTTAATAGAACGATTTGGTTTAACGTAGATATCAGCAACGAATTGGTTAGCGTCAATAACTTCACCAGTGTTGTTAGATCCATCGCATACTACTTTAAAGTCAGTAATACCACGACGACCTTGAACATTACGTAGGAATGGTTCTACTAGATTACGGAACTGCGCTTGAGTAAAGCTGTCATTAAATTCGAACAACTGGAACTTAGCAGCAGTAGCAATTGCTTTTTCCATAACGATGAATAGACGACGTACGTTAATGCGATCAAATGCACTTGGTTTAGCCAATAAAGTCTTATCACCGAACAGAACAGTACCTTCACCTGGGAAAGTAACAACTGGGTTGATACCATAAGCATAAAGTACATCACGATCTGCTTTAGTTGGGTTAATAGCCAATTTAACTACGTTCTTAATCTGACCACGATTTAGACCACCTGGAGAGAACCATGGATCATTAGTGTTATCAGTACGAGCGCATAGACCAGCTACGTCACCATTCAATGGAACGAAACGATATACGTCATTGTAACGATCGTATTGATATTTGTAACCTGAATCCATTACAGCATATGAAGAACTTGGTAGTAAATCACGGTATGCTTTAATAGCAGTAGTAGCAGTAGAACCAGTACCAGTGATTGGATCACCAGAAACAGTATTCTGTGGTGAAACAAACGCTACGCAATCAAGACGTGCTTCGCAGATATTAGAAATAACATAGTTAGAAACAGTAGAAGAAGCAGCACCAAGAGGAACTAAAGAAATATCATACTGAGCATCATCAGCAAACAATGCCCATGCATTCATTACGTTTGCATCACTTACTGCTAGATCATCAGCACCACCAGATAGTGAGCGAGAAACTGGAGCAACTAAATTAGCGAAAGTTTTTGCAGCAGCAACAGTACCCCAGTTTGTTCCAGCAGAAGGTTGATCCATCCAGTAAACATACTTAGAGTCACTATTAATAACATTCTTATAATAGTTAGATGAACCATTAGAAGTCTTAGCGTCAGATGCTTTAGATAAGTAAGCAAATTTTTCTAAAACAGTTCCTGGAGTACCAGTCCATAAACCATCTTCATCGATAACGATTACATGCAATTCATCAGCAGATCCACCAACGCTAGTAGCATATGTGCTAGTAGAAGGAGCAGTGTTAAAATTATCTTTATAAGTCCAAGTAGAGAAACCTACTGAATCACACATTGAAACTTTTAAAGAGTTACCTAATGTACCTGGATATTTGGCAGCAAACTCACCAACAGTGCCAGCACCATTAGCATATGAGTTTAGATAATCAGTGCTATTATTAATCTTGATACCACCAATAGTAATAGCAGATGTAAATGTAGCACCAGTACCAGCACCACCAGAAATAGTTACTGTTGGCGCAGCAGTATAGCCAGAACCTGGATTAGTAATAGTAATACCAGTAACGCTAGAACTAGAAATAGAAACTGTACCAATTGTTCCGCCAGTACCACTGCCTAAATTACCAAGAGTAGCAGTAGGAGCAGCAGTATATCCAGAACCAGCAGAAGTGATAACAATAGCGGTAATAGCACCAGAAGTTACAGTAACAGTACCAGTAGCAACAGTACCACCAGCAAGTTGCGGTGCGCTAAAAGTAATAGTTGGAGAAGTGTAGCTTGAACCACCAGCAGAAATAGTAACAGATGTTACACCACCACCAGAAATAGAAACTGTACCAGTAGCAGTAGTGCCATCAGAAACTTCAGGAGAACTAAATGTAACAATTGGTAAGGAAGTATAACCACTACCAGTATTTGTTCTAGT